TTCTTTCCGATGAATGGACCGGAAGATAAATATAAAGTTTCTGCACTCTTGATTTTCCCGATTAATTCTTGCTTATTCATTATTCCACCTCTTCAACTTCCATACCTTCGCAATCGAACACCCAGCCGAATCCGGATTCTTCGAGCTGCTTGCGGGTGTGTTTTATAACAATGCTTTTCCCCCCACTAGCCATAAGACTCCAATAACCTTCATCTGGAATATATGCCAAATAACAAAACAGAGCTCTCAAATTTTTCATCTTCACTGTATACCGCTTCTCTTTCTCGACTTCGTAGCCGTCAAGCCAAGCACGAGCAAAGAGTTCCATGTTGTCATCTTCTCTGAACCAATAATCAATCTTTTTTTGGTTTGAAGAAATGCCTTCCATTGCGCCGAATAAATGGAAATCATCATTTTTACATTCCTCAATCCAATCAGCCACAAACTGTGGCACTGTGACTTTCTGCGGGTCGTTAATGTCTTTGTGTACAAGGTTTTTATCAATTTCTACCACATCCAAATTTTCAAGCTGAACCATTAGTCCTTGATAACCTAATGTATCTACAGCACGCCCTATCACATAGCCTTTTAAATAAACTTTATCTTTATTCATTTGGCAAATCCTCCTCTTTTACGAATGAACCATCAATCCATTTACCTTTTCGATCTTTGATTTCGTTATAGGCTCCAGTGAAACATTCTAGAAATTCATAACCTAAAATATTGCTGATTGATTTCAAGTAAGCCACAATGCGCACAAGGTTGTGACGACACATTTTTTTGCTTGCTAAGTCTTGAGATAGTTGAAACTCACTGATATTGGCATTTAGCAGTTTAAAACATTCCATCACATCCTTGCGTCTGATGTTATCCGATTCCTCAAAGATACTATGCACATCTTCTTTGATCAGCAATGCTAAACCTACAACTACTACAGCACAATCACCAATGCTGTCTTTTGTTAGTGCTTCATTCTTTTTCAAGAATCCTGCACATAACTCACCAAATTCCTCACTTAATTTTAAGGACTGTTTATCTAGCCGGCCCCCGTTTTCTAGATCTCGATCAATAAACCATTGTTTTACTTTGTTTAAAATTAAATTCTCCATTTTTACCTCTTTCTATTTTTTCACAAGTTTTAGATTGCCAGTCTCTTTGCCTTTTTTGTTTAAATCTGCATAGAATTTCAATAGCAATTTATCTTTTCCTGTGATTTCGCTTAACTTCTTTAATGAGCCAGTACATAAATAGCGCCCGTTTTCATAAAGCTTGTAATCAGCTAACTCATCCGCATCACCCTTAAGGGAGTTCTCTCCGATTTGAAAATACTCGCAAATCAGCTGTATATGATATTCGTGTATTTTTGTTTTGCCAGTCAATAGACTACTTATTGTATTCATTGAGTAGCCTATTTCTTTGGATAATTTTCTAGCTGTTAAATTACGGCTTTTCATTAAGAGCTTGAGTTGCTCTTTGAAATGTTCTATCTGATTTTTGGTGTAGCCTGTCATGATACATTACAACTCCTTTTTCAATTATCAATTTCTACTGGATAGAATGTACCGAATGATTTTCTTAAAGCATTTCCTACCTGGATAGCTACCCCACGAGATACGAACTTCATAGCTTTCGATTCTTCAGAAAAAGAGACATCTAGACCAGTTGTTCCAATTACTACAGATTTAATAAATGGTTTTGCTTGTTTTGATCCATGTTTTAAAATAAACATTACTTTCCATCCTTTTCTAATTTCTGTAGCATTTTATTTTTTGCTTCCTCCAAAGCTTTTTTCTCTTGATCACTTGTTTGATTGGTGTAATTTGGTTTTGACCATTCTGGAACATTTGATTGTTGCTTTGTTGGTTGTCCTTTTGTTTTGCTTTCCTGAAACTTCCGTTCTCGTTCGTTTACTGCTGCAATTGATAACAATCCATCGTTTTTCCAATTTTGCAAAATAGCTCTAATATAGCTGAAATTTCTTTTACCATTGTCAGCGGCTAAACTGATAGCTTTTAAAACTACATCTGGTTCCATACCATCCAGAGTGATGAATTCTTTTAAAGTTTCAAATTGGATTCCATCAATTGGTGAAATACGAGACTGATATTCATCTACGATGATTTTGAGCGTATTTTTCTCTAAATCTTTCTCTATATCTATCTCTATTTCTTTCTCTTTCTCTATCTCTAACTCTGGTGGATGTTCGTCCGACATTTGTCCGGACAAATGTCCCAACAATAATTTTTGTTTTTCCTTCTCAATTCTTCTGCGATAGTCACGCTTTCTATCAGCTTCCGTGTTCGATTTTCCAATAAATGATTCAATGTCTAGCATAAAAATGGCACCATTGTCCAAAACATCAATTAGGTTCATTTCCTTGAAAATGCTGACAGCTTTTTCTACTACTGCCACAGGATGTCTTGTGATTTTTGAAAGCATTTCAGAATTGAATGGGATTCGATCATTGAACATCAACTTACCATTGTTTTTCAATGACCTCAGATAGAGTTTGATCAAAATGTTAGAGTATAGAAAACCATCTGGCATGCTTTCCAAAATAATCATTTCATCACTGTCATAAAAATTTTCTTTCACTCTCAGATAGTAGTATTTCTTATTATCTGACATTTCATTCCTCCATTCTAGAATGGTAAACCATCATCAGGGATATTCATTTGATTACTCTCAAATGAAGGAGGCATTTGCTCATCCATAGAGTTCCGGTTGGCTGAATTGTCACGCTTTTCTAAGCTTCTGAAACTATCAATAACAACTTCAGTGACATAGACACGTTGACCTTGCTGATTCTCATAATTACGGGTTTGGATATGGCCAGTGATTGCTATCAGATTTCCTTTCTTGATCCAGCTTGCGAAGTTTTCCGCTAATTTCCGCCAAATCACGCAATTGATAAAATCTGCATCATATCCACCATCTTGATTTTTAAAATTTCGATTTACAGCAAGCGTGAATTGTCCAACTGCTTGATTCTGAGGAGTGTATCGAAGTTCTACATCCCTAGTCAAACGCCCGATAAGTACAACATTATTAATCATTTTTAACTCCAATCAATGCATCTGTCTTTGACAATGCCTCTTCTACCTTTTTCGATGCCGCTAGCTGAAGCATTATAGCCTTCTCTTTCTCAATCAACCAATCCATGTGAACCTTTGCTTTCTCCAAATCCTCAATCCCATTTTTTTTGCGATAGCGAAGGAGGTATTTTAGGGTATTACCCAAATGATATCCTGTTAACTGTTCATCATTCATGAAATTGCGATGAACATCAATTGCTTCTATGCCATTCCGGCCTTGGTAATGTTTGGGATTTCTTACATTATCGTTCATAGTTCAGACATTCCTTTCACTGTTCTTTTTTGATGAATTTCTGACATTCTCTTATTCCACATTTCACGCTGATATTTTGCTGATTTGTAATGCTTCATTTTGGCTTTTTGGCGAATAATTACTTCACGCATCACATAGATTGCGAATCCTGAAAATAAAATGTATGTTACAAAAGCTACTGCTAAAATAATTTCAATTGTTGTCATTTTCTTCTACCTCTTTTGTTTCTTTTTGTGGGAAAAGTTCCCGGTTGAATTTGTTTATCATCACATCTTGAGCCTTATTGGTCTCTTTGATTTTTTCGATACTTTCGGCCCAATGACCTATACTTTCAAAGTTCATTTGGACCGCATTTTCTAAATCCTTGATGTGTTGTTCTTGATCGTACATGATTTTTATTGTTGCGCCTGCAAATAATAAGAATAGTGTTGTAAGTGATAAAACAGTAAATTTTAATTGTTTTAAGCTCATACTCTAATCACCCCGTCATTCTTAAAATCCAGAGCCATCTGATGAAGTTTGTTTTCAAATTCATTGTCTGGCAATTTCATCAATTTGGCTTTTTCCTCTACTTTCAGCGGACGATTGGCATCTTGCCATTCCATCAATTTTAATAATCTTTTAATAGGATCCATTTTTTCTCCTTCAAATTGTGTTATAATTAGTTTATAGTTCTTTCAAAGTGCCTTTCTCAAGGCGCTTTTTTTATTTTTGCAAGCTTCGACA